ATTATCGGCCATTTTTTTACCCTGTTTGAATTTGATCTAAAAAAGCCCTTTGATGCAATCGCCGGGCAAAGGGGGGATTAGTATTCTGAAGGCTCTGTGAAGAGAACGGCGTCTCTGACTTCAGCTTCGCATATTTCAGCCAGGTAGAAGGCACGAGCCCTGAATAGAAGGTGAAGGCGATTTCTGAGGTTGTCAGCGATTTCGATTGTCCCTTCTGTAGCAAATGCAATTTGCAGACCATCTAGCTCTTCATCACCATTAATAACATCGCTCATAAGTAGAGACTTATTGTCAGTGGTTTCTAGTGTGTGCTTCCAGATTAGGTCGAGGGTTTCATCGGATGCGAATAAGCAATTATCTTCGCCGATAGATGAATTTTTAGCTTGCAGGAGGATTTCCAGGATGTTGTTCATTTTGTTGCCTCTATAGTTGGATTAACTAACTTGTGAGTGAGTATGAAGCATTCTTGAGATATGTCAACCAATAATGTACATCAAGCAACAGTTAAATTAAAATACTTTACATATTGAAATCAATCATATATATTGCATAAAATCAACAACTATAGAGGAAAGGTAATGAATGCGGATCAAGTAGGGCATTGCGTGAAAATCGCTATAACAAAATCTGGTATTGAGGTAGGGCATTTAGCCACAATGCTGGGGGTCACTAGGCAGACAATAAATAACCACATGAGAGGGCACGGCATAAGTGTTCCCAATATGTGCAGGGTGGCCGAAGCTTGCGGGATGGATATTTTTGAATTCCTAAAGCTCGCCGATAAGGCCGACAAAGAGCAAGTTAAGTTAAAAATCGCACACTCTATCAGGATAGCCATGGCGATTAAAAAAATTAGCGTTTATGAGATGTCTTGCTATTTGAATATTACGATAGAAGAAATGGAATTAATATACCGAAGTGGCACGACCAATAAATTCATGGTCTTTCAAATTTCCAAGGAATGCGGTATGTCGCCAGAACAATTAAGGACGCTACCGAATATAGACGACAATGAGGGCACAACTAATGAGATTGAGTAGAAAGCAGAAAATAATTATCGAATTTGCCGGTGAAGTTCTAGTCGTGGTCCTAATATTCACCCTTTGTTTTGCGCTGCTATTCTTTGTATAAGGGTAATAATGGATTGGATCAAGCTAGAAAAGAGCACACCTGATAAGCCGGAAATATTTGAAATGGCTGAATTCCTCGACATTGACCCAGATGAAGTACTTGGAAAAATAATAAGAGTATGGACCTGGCTCGATAGCAATTCCGAAAATGGTCACACTTCAAGCGTGACGGTTGTCCTAATTAAGCGCGTTACTGGTCACAACAAATTCGCGGATGCTATGTTGAAAGTTGGTTGGCTTGAAAAAAGTGACGAAGGTTACAACATACCCAACTATGCTAGGCATTTGGGAAAGTCTAGTAAAAAGAGAGCCTTAGACGCAGAGCGCCAAAGAAAGTCACGCGAAGTCTCACAAAATAGTCACGCTGGAAATGTGACAAAAGCGTTACCAGAGAAGATAAGAGAAGATAAGAGTACTACTACAAGGGAGGTAGCTGATTCCTCTAATGCTTTTGTAAAACAAATATTTAATCTCTATGGGGTAATCGCAACAAACATGCCAAGGATGAATAAACTATCTCCTCAGATAATCGCGAAGATAAAATCCAGATGCAAGGATGAGAAGACTTACCGGAAAATTGAGAAATGGGAGAAATTTTTTACTTATTGTAATAACAACACATTCCTATCAGGAAGAGGCGAGCCAAACCCGAACACAGGGAAAGTCTTTAAGCCAAATCTGGATTGGATAGTGAATTCAACTAATTTCTACAAAATATTAAACGGAAACTTTAACGAATGAACGAACTAACAGCGCTGAAAGCTCCGCCCCATAATATCGAAGTAGAATTCGCTATCATAGGCGCCATACTGACCGACAAAGAGGCGATGGACGAAGCCATTGACTTCATAACGGCAGAAATGTTCTATCGACCCGAGAATAGAATAATGTTTGAAATGTGCGCTAGGGAGTCTGCGAATAATCACGCCGTTGATACTGTCTCGATTGCAGAGGTATTGAACAATGCCAGCCTACTCGATGAGGTAGGCGGAAACGAATACCTTGTGGAAGTTGTCAGCAACGGCCGTGGCACAGCTAACTTGCTGCATTATTTCAAGCTACTTAAAAACAAATGGCTAGAGCGCGAGCTCTTGAGAGCCAGTTATATTGCCAGTGATGTGGTTTATTCTAGCGCATCAACTGAGGATAAATTGCACACGGCTCAAGTCGCAATTATGGCAGTTGGCGAAGATTCTTATAAATCTGACCTGCGCCCGGCAAGCGAGATACTTATAGAGGCAATTAAGGAAATCGACAAACGCGCAAACTCAGCTGGCAGTATGGTAGGGATTTCAACGGGGTTTATTGATATCGATAAGAAAACTGGTGGCTTCGAGCCTGGAAGTTTAATCATAATTGCCGGGCGGCCATCAATGGGCAAAACAACGCTCGCGATGAATATTGCTGAGAAAGCAGCCATTACCGGGAAGAAATCACTATTTTTTAGCCTCGAGATGCCTGAACAAAGCATTATTATGCGGTCTATTTCATCTATCGGCAGAGTGCCACATAACAAAGTGCGGACAGGAAAACTGACAGACGGTGAATGGGATTCGGTTAGCAAAGCTGCAGTCAAGATCAAAGACAGCAAATTATCGATTGACGACACTAGCGCACTAACCACATCTTCGCTCAGAGCAAAAGTTAGGAGATACACCAGGCGACATGGAAACCCCGATATAATCGTGGTCGATTACATTCAAATTATGGGCGACAAGGTTAACGGAAACGACACGTCAAGAATCACTGTGATATCACGGAACCTGAAAGCCATCGCTAAGGAATTCAGTTGCCCGCTTATAGCATTATCGCAGCTTAACAGGGGGGTGGAATCCAGAGAGGATAAGCGGCCTAGAATGTCAGATTTGCGTGATTCAGGAGCCCTGGAGCAAGATGCCGACATAATCATGATGATGTACAGAGACGAATACTACAACGAGGAATCGAATAGAAAAGGAATTGCGGAGTGTAATATCACAAAGCAGAGAAACGGCCAAACTGGGATGGTGCCGCTGACTTCAGAGCTTCAGCATGTTCGATTTAGTAATTTCATCGGTACACTTCCACCAATTGGAACTCTCGGAAAATTACGCCGATATTCCAGTGAAGAATTATAGGATAACTAAAACCATGAACGAACCAATGCACGTCAAAAATTTACTATTTAATTTTATTGAGTCCCTTGACCATAAAATCGAGGAACACAAAAAAACTGATGCACATAAATCCGGCATCGCTGAAGCCAGGTGCATTCTGGCAGAGCCTAACCAGGACGCTCTAATGTCAATATATGGCGGCAACAAAACAGCCACCGATTTCTTGGAGTAAATAACATGCCAAAAATGCGAGTATTAGATTTATTCAGCGGGATAGGAGGCTGGTCTCTAGGATTGGAAAGAGCAGGATTTGAAACAGTGGCTTTTTGTGAGATTTAAGAATTTCCAAGGAAAGTCTTAAAAAAAATTGGCCTAATGTGGAGATTTTTAAAGATGTTACCAACCTCAAATATAAAAAAAATGTGGACTTGGTTACGGCGGGTTTCCCCTGTCAAGACATATCACTCGCTGGAAAAGGTGCCGGATTATCCGGGGAACGTTCGGGGCTCTTCTGGTATATATTACGAACCGCTTGCATGGTGGGACGGCCAAAACTATTGCTGGAGAACGTGGCAAGCTTGCTTAATCGAGGGTTATCAACTGTTCTTGGGGCCCTGGCCTCGTTCGGGTATGACGCGGAATGGCATTGCATACCAGCTTCCTACGTTGGTTGCAGGCAACTTCGGGACAGAGTCTGGATTATGGCCGACCCCCAATGCGACGGCATTCAAAGGGGCCGATTATCGCCGAGGAGTGGTGTAAAAAATCTAGAGAAGAACAATTGGCAGGACTGGTGCAGCCTCCGACTTGGCCAACGGTATCCAGTGCCAGAAACCGCGGAACAGGTCATGGGATACCCAACGGGATACACCGAAATAAAGCCATAGGAAACGCAGTTCCACCACAGATACCGGAACTAATAGGAAGAGCAATAATGGAGATGTCAGAATGATTAACAGCGATATAGTTAAACCCGGAGAGCATTGTTGGGCTCTGATTGATAATGAATTAGTCATAGTTCTCAAGGATTCTGACGGAGATTTTGCAGTATGTGGATATTGGGAATGCTCGGTCTTTGAGAAAGGTTTAAAACTGATTGAAATCATACCGAAACCCGGCAGCCACATTGATACCCGGCTATATTACGAACATCAGTGCAAATGAGCACTTACGCCATCAGAACAGAGTATGAACGCAAGGTAGCAATCAGAGCCCTGAAAAGCCGTAAGCTGCCATGTACGGCCGTTTTCAAGAATGGCGCACCACGATCAATCGAGCAAAATAAACTACAGCGGAAGTGGATAAACGAATTAGCAGAACAGGGAGATATGACGCGGGAAGAGTACCGGGCTCACTGTAAAGCCTATTTCGGTGTGCCTATCCTGATTCACGAAAACGAAAGCTTTGCGGCTGATTACAATCGAGTAGTGGCGCCGCTACCCTATGAAACCAAGTTGCAATTGATGGCCGTACCCTTCGATTTTCCAGTTACCAGGCTAATGACCTCAAAGCAACATGCGACTTACTTGAAGGATATTTACGACCATTTCACAGCTCAAGGATTTCATTTAACCCTACCGAGGCCAAGAGGATGATTTTAACATTACCATTACGTGTCGCCATCTCAGCTGATAAAAGCTTCATTCTGAATCTGAACAACTACAGAAACGCGCACCATTTCACGCTGAATAAGGCTAAGAAGCTTTACACGCTATTTGTGATAGAACAGTTACCGGCAGGCAATCGAGCACTATTCCACATCTCTGTGCTGGATGCGGAGCATGCCGGAAAGCTGGCATTAAGCAAGAAAAAACACAAGGATAATCCAGCCTTGCATAGCCTGGTAGCAACCAAGATGAAAAACCAGCACGAACATACCAGGGAGATACTAGTGGCCAAGGCCGAAGGGCTAAAAACTATTCGGATCACAAAGCAAGTCTATTTGCATTTCACCTACCACCACGGCAATCGCGGCAAGATAGATACCGCTAATCCTTGTTCGATAATTGATAAATTCGCCTGTGACGCATTGACGGCGGCTGGCATATGGCCAGATGATGATTCAAAAACGATCAAACTCACGCGCTATGAGCCCGGAAGTCCTGATAAATCTAACCCACGGTGCGAGCTAAGAATTTTACTAGCGCCGAATCAGGATATAGTGAATAATCAGCTTTTTAAAATACAACAACTAATCAGGAATTACACATGACACAAATTCAAACCGAAATTTCACGGCTTCATAGTATGGTGAGCGATCTAATAGGTGTTTTTCCAGAAGCTAGAGAGGCGTCTATTTTTTTGAATGAGACAATACCAGGGCTCGAGAAAATTCGAGCTACCGGAGGAAAGGAAATAGCTACAAATGGCGTTGTTTCCGGTGATACCTATAATGCGATGTCAGCGGCTATGGCCAGCGCAGAAGATGAGGCATGGAGCATGCAAGCAGCGTTATTGCATACAACAACGAAAATGGTTTGTAGACAATTGGATAATATTCATATTATGCTGAATGCAATTGAAGCAGTTGAGGCCCCTGAAAGATTGAAATGTTGGCCCCCAGGTTCAAACTGCTAACGGGAGTATTAATATTATTCAGCTACTAAATTATTTGGAAGTCGTCTACACAATAATCTGGCTAGTCACCTTAATATGGTGCTTTAAGATTGGAACTGCAGAAAGAATTTGGAGTGGTTTAGGGCTAAGTTTTATTTATTTGGGATTTTGGAATAGTGTATTGTTCAACGCTCCTGTAGAGATGCTTTCTTTTCATTTCCTACTGCTGATTGGCCTGATATTTACAATGGCAAACTGGTACTGGAGGATATATTTTGCCATTGTTTCAATGATGTGTATCGCTGATACCGTATGGCGCTTTATGCCGAATCTTCAGCCTATGTTTGAAAACTATTTGCCAGAAATGGAATATGCATTTCCATATGATATTTTTTGGTGGCAATCACTGCTTATAGTCTTATTCCTCGCTCTATGCATAGTTACTGTATCTATGAATTACTTAATACACCAACGCAACAAATTAACGAAAGAGCTAGAGCATGCAAATATATGGGCTTATATCGGGAATTTTATCGAAGTTGCAAAAACAAGCTATCGAGTTAAAATACTCGCTCAAGGAGACCACAAGCGGCATTGATGGATTCAAACTAGCATTATTTCTAATTGTGTTGGCTTTTTTACTGGTGATGATTCATGTCTGAAAAAACAAGTAAGCCATTTTCTGAATTTATTATCGAGAGGATAACACCTGATACATTCTTGAAATTCATGCTCTGCTTTGTGGGGATGATGATTCCTACCGTATGGAGCCTAAGCCTGGCAGCCATAAACATCGAGAAGGCGACGCTAACTGACATCAAGCAGAACACAGCGCATGCGTCCTACGAGATTACACTAAATACGCTTATGATTAATCAGCAATTTACCAGGGAAGAATTGAAAGAAATAAAGCAGTTAATTCGAGAGCTTTAATATGGGATTTATATACTTGACTTCGCATAATAATGGTCTATAATTGTCTTAAATCGAAATAAAGAGATCAGACACTTATGTCTTGTAAACACACCGTAAGCACCTACGAATTCTTTAAACTGTACCCAGACGAGAAAGCAGCGATCCTATACTTGGAGAACCGCCGATGGCACAATGGTGTTGTGTGCCCTCTGTGCGGCAGTGAAAGAGCCAGTCGACAAAAAGATTACCGCTACCATCAGTGTAAAGACTGTCGTGGCAAATTCACTATCAGAACAGGAACCATCTTTGGGCGTTCACATATTTCGTTGGAGAAATGGCTCTATGCCATGTACCTGCTCCAAACAGCCCGTAAGGGTATTTCCAGTCTTCAGTTATCGAAAGAATTGGGGATCACACAAAAGAGCGCGTGGTTTATGTTGCACCGGCTGCGCGAGGCTTGTGGGGTTGAAGCGGTAAAGCTGACGGGTGTAATTGAAGTTGATGAAGCCTACATTGGCGGCAAGGAGAAGAATAAACACGGCAACAAGAAACTTCGTGCTGGCCGTGGTGCTGTGGGTAAAACCGCCGTCTTCGGTATTCGTGAACGAGGTGGTAGCGTTAAAGCCCTCGTAGTTCAAAAGACAGACAAGCACACACTGCAAGGAGCTATTACCCACCATGTTGAAAAAGGAGCAACTGTTTATACCGATGAGTATAGTGCTTATATTGGATTGGAAGGCTATCATCACGAATCGGTAAACCACTCCGCGAAAGAATATGTCAACGGTATGGTGCATACCAATGGTATAGAGAGTTTTTGGGCTGTTTTGAAACGTGGCTATAACGGGGTGTACCACCACATGAGCACAAAGCATCTACACCGTTACGTTAATGAGTTTACATTCAGGCTGAATGAAGGCAATGTGAAACTCCATACCTTGAAACGCATAGACAGCCTGGTAGACCAGGTCATTGGCAAAAGACTGACCTACAAAGAGCTTATAACTTGAGTAAAGAAGAGCTATTGAAAGCCGCAGAAGTAAAAGCCAGTCTTGATATAATGGCGGACAAGGTATTAGCTTATGGTTGCATCAAAAGTTACGCATGTGACAATGTTTCGCAGTTAAAAAGTGACAATAAAGGCCAGAAAGAGAAAAGGAGGATAGCATGCAACCGAACTGGGAAAAGTTAAAATCATTAGTGCATTATGTCTGTGAAAAAGCAGAGAATCCATCCGTACTTGGTTCAATTAAACTCAACAAAGTTCTTTGGTACTCAGATGTAATCAATTATCTGAATTACGGAAACTCCATCACCCTCGAAACTTACGTCAAACGTCAGCATGGTCCAGTTCCCAAGCATATTTTATCCATCATTCAAAATCTTATTATAGAGCAAAAAATTATTCGTAGTCGTGTGGATCATTTTGGTTACATCAAGAACGAATATATAGCTCTTCAAGTCGCGGATAAAAATATTTTCAGCGGCGAAGAAATGGCCGTTATTAACGATTCATTTGAATATGTGTGCTTGGGTCACACCGCGAAATCTATTAGTGAAGAAACGCATGGTACGATTTGGCAAATCGCACAAATGGGTGAAGTCATACCTTACGAATCAGTTTTTGCTTCAATCGTAGGTGAAGTTAATGAAGAAGACATTGAATGGGCACATCATCAATTATCTAAGGCTGCGTAGTGGAAAACATCAGAACGATCAAGGAAGAACCTATAGTATCCGCCGCGTGTGATGAAGCTTGTAATAAATATCCACGATTCGAAGAATTTTGGCTTGGCTGGATATGGCGCATTGCGAGGGGTCCAGAACTCGATTCTATACAAGTTCCAAACACGAATCCTCAAGCCCATCTGGTCAAAACATGGGATTTTTCAGGGCACGAATTACCAGCGTCAGTGACTTTCTTGTACACCTACGATGACTGTGAGGTTCAAATATTGGCGCTAAGGATCATGGAAGCCCCAACAGAGCCAGAGCTTCCATGAATATCAGTCGGTTATTTTCTCTAACCGCGCCAATTGTTCTTTTGTCAATGAATGAATAGGACCTATATCCATAACAACCCTCCCAGCATTACACTGGGAGGTTTTACGGTTTTAATTACAATTTATAATGATAGCTCTTTGCAGTGCAAGTACTTCCCCTTTTGCCTGAGCAAGGTCACCTTCCACATCGCCTCCAAAGATAGTGCTTATCGGTAAGAGAATTAAAAACACACCTACCGCATCGCCTGTTGCGGCCGCTGATTGTTTTTTTGATAGTGCGTTTTCTTCACCATTTTTCATAGTCAGCAATGTAGTAGTTTCCTGGCAGGATAAAGAGGAATAATCCGATGCTGGAATTGAAACCGGTGTGACTGAGTCAGGTCTTGTGGCACACGATGCCAGTATGAGGATTAAAAGGCACAAAATTGGTTTTGTTTTCATTGTATTATTCCTATGTTTGAGTTAAACACCAAAAATGGTGCTGGGTGTTTGATCATGCACCAACATAGGAAGTACACCCTACTTATTTCCCGAGGGTATTGTATTCGTAGGACACCCAGCAAAGTAGGGTTCCTATGTTGACAGCTAGAAGTTGCCAAATCTGATCAAAGATTTAGGCAACACGATGGAAGTATAAGAGATGTGGGCGCGAAGTCAAGTATATAAATCCCCAGAAATTTACCTTGACAGCGAGTGCCATGCATCCACTGGATTTAATCTCGCGCTGATAGAAGAGACGCTATCATCCGGCTCAAAAGTGTACAGCGTAGAGTTGAATGATACAGCCTAAAGCTAACAACCCAGCGCACTGGTAGCCTCCTTAACTGTGGCTATTGTGGTTAGTGTGCTTTTTAACAAGCAAGATGTAGAAGCCATGGCTATTCACTTTGGTCTTATCGAGAAATCCACCAATGACTGATAGCAATTCACACATATAGGGGGTTCAATGAACGCTGCAGAAATAGCGAAGCAAACCGGGAACAAGTCAGTCAAAGAAGTTTCCCAAGTGACGGCAACGCCAAAAAGCACACTTTATGACATGGCCACTAACTACCCGGCAAGATACAAGGCGCTTTGCATCGGCGCTGCTGTGATGAAATACGGCCTCGATCACCTGCTACAAGAGCGCATGAAGCAAAATTTACACCGGCTTTTCCCTGGGGAAAAAGACGACACTGACACCGAAAACTAATGGAGCTAATCGAATGAGTAAGCACGTAAAATATTTAATTTCAGCAGTAGGCAGCCAGGATTTTATCGATAGCGCTAAAGAGCTCGATAATCAATTGTCTGTGATGCGCGCACAATTCGAAGCTGAAGAAGAAGGGCGCCATGTAGTATTGATCGACTCATTTGAAGCGGATCGAATGAAACTGGCCCATGCGCTTAAAGGATTCGGAAATGCATGGTTTGAAGCAATTAGAAATACTTAATAGTCCAGGAGGCTCTAGCACTGAAGAACCGTAAATCCAGTTATTGTCAGAGCTTTCAGACACAAACACGATGCGGCTGGCATGAATTATAATCGAAGTGTTGACCTCTTCATTTTTCGCCCCTAGTGCACCTTGACTATATTCAATCAAAATTGGCTGGCCAAAAGTGTCACTTTTCGGGTCGGTGTCAGTTTCGGATATACTCAATTGTGATTCGTAAAGCGGCATCATTTCAACCAGTGAATTTTCCGGGTGATTGCCTTCCAGCGGTTCGCTTGGTTTTTTGTCGTCGCGCACTCGCATGAACATGCCTGCATAACGGCCGATTCTCTGCCTATTGTCCAGACCTCTAAAGCGTGTCCATAGATTGATTCGCTTATTCAACTTTTCCAATTCCTTCAAGAATGCTTCATCCGCCTCTATTGTTGGCGGTGTGATCCATCCAGTTTTAACAGGTAAATCAACGACGTTCTTTGCAATACCGAAACGCTTATACATATTCCAAAAGTTGAAGAATTCCAACTGGCATGGGTAGCCGTAGTCCATGAAAATATTGTGCAGAGTATCGGCGAAGTCATAGCCACCGGATGCGGCAGCCATTCTCTGCCTTATACTTTGCGACGTTGTGTTGGTGTTATTGGCCAGAATTTCAGACGCCATCAGATGTAGTTCGTTTAGCTTTGCCGGGGTTAGCTCTATCCTTTCGTCATTCATAGTTATTGTCCTAATGCCATGTCAAGTAATGACTCGATATCTGATGTTACACCAGATAACTCCGATATTGCATATACCGCGGCATCCAATCGATTTGGAGACTTGCCGCCTGACTTTTGCGTGATGGGGTCGAAGTCCATCATTTCGTCTTCAAGCAGGCTTAATCCAGCCTTGTGCTTAACCAAATTTAATTCGTAAAGGCCCGCAATCGGTTCGGCTCGAAGTGCTTTCCCCTTCTTGGCCGTGACCCTGATTACCCTACCAGTGAACCCGGCATTCCTTAATGTGCTTTCGCACATATCGCCGCCCTGATTTGTTTCGATAACGATTGCGTCAGCGTCATGCATCTCTACTGCAGTAATGGCAGCTTGCGCCCATGTGAGCGGTGAACCCTTGCGACTGTAGTCGGCATCAACACTGTATTTATTATGTTCATCTTCATAGTCGTATTCGCTGGCAACAATTATGCCGTGTTCGTCTGAAGCTTCCGTGTTTGTCGTTGCAGGGTCAACCGCTACAACTGTTCGCCTGGCTGGCCTGATATCCATAACCATATCTTTAG